CATCCGTGCCGCCGCCTGAGATACCCCCTCAAGCGTGTCCGGTACGCCGTTCATGGCTTCCTGTGCCTTGTCAACCGCCTGCCCCAGATTCACAGACGGGAACATCTTCGCGACCGTCTGCAGGATTGCGTTCACATCCATTCTTCTTCATCTCCCTCATCTCGGCTGTCAGCGCGGCAAGAACGCTCGCCATATCGTTCATGTTTTTCTGCATCTCCCGCATCATGTCTTCCGGAGTCTTCGCCGGAACGATCACGCCAAGCTCTACGAGCTTGTTGTAATATTCCGTGGTCGTCGCTTCCAGTTCGCTGTAAGCCTCGACCGTCTTCCCGACCACTTTCCGGTTCCCGAGATAATCCACCTGCATGATGGATTCACCGTCGATGATGCACATCAGCGTACTGGATGCGGTAAACCCCTGAAACGCAAATGATTCGCCCATCGGACTCACCTCCGAATGTATTCAGGAAAGAAGAACACCTCCCCTTCCTGTGACTGTATTATATCACAGAAAGGGGAGGTGAAACTGTCAACAAACTGCCGACATTCTGTCAGAATTCTGTCATCTCAGATGCCCACATACCGCTGTGCGATCATGTGCAGTACCTTCAGCGCCTTCCGGTACCGCCGTCCTACCGTCTCCACGGACATATTCATTGCTACGGCAATCTCAACCTGCGACTGATGCCGGAGATGTACCCTCCGCAGAATTTCCAAATCCCGTGGTTCCAATGCACATTTCCGGATCATCGCCTCGATTTTCTCCGGTTCTCCAAGCTCGGGAATCGTTTTCTTTTTCGCGTCATGTAGGGGTTGTTCCATATACCAATCCCCCTCTCACGCCTATTTAAGGACGGAATCTCCGCCGTCCCCGGTGTCGTTGTGAAACCATACGTCCGTCAGTTCCTTTGCGGCATCCACTTTCGCGTTTCCGGTAGCCCTCGCCGCATCGACAGCGGATTCGCCGAAAATATAACTCATTACGGATACCACCGATCCGACCACGCCCACAATCTGAGCATATTCGTTTTCAGTGATTCCGAAGGCCGCCGCGATCCCGACGATCACGCCCACCAGAGCCGCCCATAGCTTCCGGCTGGACAGCTTCTGCTTCCAGTCGATCACCGTCCCAGACTTCAGTTTCGCCGCATCCGCCTGTTCGATGATGTATTCCTCCACCGCCTCCGGCGTATCGCGTTTCGCCAGCTCTTCCGCACTCAGTTTAATTACCTCATTTTCTTTATACTTCATGGTATTCCTCCGTATCAATAATTTCGTTGTTTTGCGGGGTTATCCCGTTCTTCTTCATTTCCTTCGCTTCCGCGATTTTTATCATCCCGCCGACGATCAGCTCCACCGCGCCAACCCCCGTCACAGCCGCATACGCGCCCGTGTAGTCGTAGCCGGTGAGAGCCTGCATCAGTACCACATACGGCAGATACACCGCGATGTACACCAACACCACCGTCAGCAGCTTCTTCAGCCACCGCATCAGCCGTCACCCAGCTTCCGGTACAGGTCGGCCGCATACTTGTACTTGTCCAGATACGCCATCGTATCCTTCGACAGGCCGAACTTCTTCTGTACCTCCGCACGCCAGTCCGTCCCGTATGTACCCGCCTTGTTCGGAATCCCGAGGAACGGCGCAGGATCAATGCTCACGCCGTTCTCGCGCACCTCGAAGTGACAGTGGCTACCGAAGGAATACCCCGTATTCCCTTCAATCCCGATGTGCTGACCTGCCTCCACACGCCGTCCGACCGATACCAGACGTTTGCTCAGGTGGCAATAATAGTACATCCGCCCGTCATCGCCGAGGATGCAGACGAAATTCCCCCATTCCCACGTCCGGTTGGACTTGTCCGTCACGATCTTGGATGTTACTACCTGTCCGCCGGCAACCGCGCAGACGTGCTTGTCCGTGATGCCGACCACGTCAATCCCCTTGTGATCGTCCGGTTTCCCGTTCAGCGTGCGCCGACCGAACGGGGATGTTACCTTGAATTTTCCACTGTAGATCATACGCCCTCCTTATGATAAATCCGGATCGCTTCTTCCAGTTTGGACACCCGCACATCCAGATCGGTGTACTGCCGCTTGATTTCCTTGATGTCCTTTTCCAGTCCGTCGATCCCCTTCTTGATATAGCCCAGTTCCGTCAATACCTGTCCGTTTTCACGTCCGTCGTTCTTCGCCGCCGTCATCCGTCCCACGAAAAAGGTCCCCACGGACAACGCACACCCGATCACCGCGATCAGTACCGTGATTTCTACCGTCATGTCTGCATCATCTCCCATCCCGCCGGATACTGCTCCGGCGTGTACACGTTCGCCGCCATCGCCGACCGCCACAGCACGTCCCCGCGCCATCCGCATTCACCGAGCGCAAACGCACCCGCCGCCGTGATAACATCCGGGATGATCCGGTATCCGTCCCGGTATTCGATATCTTCCCACAAATCCGCCGCGCGATCCGGGTCGTTTTCCGCCGTGTCCCACAAATCCGCCGCCGCACGTTTGACCGTGCCGCGCCAGTTGATCCGCGTTCCCGCCGGAATCAGCGCACCGTCGCCCCTGAGCCGGGGAAACAGTGCCGCCGCCGTCGATGCAACCTTGTCGTCGAGCGAAACCGCCGCCGTCTCAATGGCAGTCCGCAGTTTTACCGCGTCACTCCGTTTCATCGTCCGCACCTCCTGTGATAATCGCCAGTGCTTCCTCCGCCGTGATTTCCTCGTCCGGCAGGGGTTCCCCTTCAGTATAGCTGTGGACGCTGTTTTCCACGTCCACAGCCTCGTCGAACACCGCGCCGTCTTCACGGACAACGGTGCGCCCTGCGTCGGAATACGTCCGGTACAGGTTCACGCCGTCGCGTCGGGTTTTAAAAAACTTTGTGATAATCATGTTATACCCCCACGATTTTGTCAGCATAGGCTGGCCAGTTCGTCGCCGCTTTCCATTCTTCCGCCAGTGCCGCAGGTACACGGATTTCGCAGTCTGCGGGGATGCCTGAGAATGCGCTTGTTGCGGATAACGTCGGAACGGCGATGTGGCGTGTGAAGTCGTAGTAGCGCACGCCATAGCAGCTATAGAACGTACTGCTGCCGATGGATGTCACGCCGTCAGGAATGGTGATTGATGCCAAGCTGTAGCAGTTATAGAACGCATTGTTGCCGATGGATGTCACGCCGCCCGGAATGGTGATTGATGCCAAGCTGTAGCAGTCAGAGAACGCATAGTTGCCGATGGATGTCACGCCGTCAGGAATGGTGATTGATGCCAAGCTGTAGCAGAAGTAGAACGTACTGCTGCCGATGGATGTCACGCCGTCAGGAATGGTGATTGATGCCAAGCTGTAGCAGCCCCGGAACGCAGTGTTGCCGATGGATGTCACGCCGCCCGGAATGGTGATTGATGCCAAGCTGTAGCAGTTATAGAACGCATAGCTGCCGATGGATGTCACGCCGGAGCCGATCTCCACCTTCTGCACCGCGCTTTGATACACCCGGTTCACTGTATTTGCGACGCTGGAATGCCGCAGAATTCCGCTGTATTGGTTCGTTGTCGAACTCCCATAGAACCCCATCTTCCCGTCCACGGTCAGCGTAATCACATAATCCCCCGGCGCGGCATATTCGTGATTCGGTGTCCATTGTACCGTGCTTGTGGATGTCCCCGTCAGCACATCCGGTTCCGTCCCGTCGCCCCAGTCCACCGTGACCGTCCCGTTCGGACAGCATCCTAACAACGGCGACGTGCGCCCCTCATGCAGGGTGATATACACACGGGTCTTCCCGTCATCCGTGATATACATAGCCCCGACGTTGACCGCCCGTCCCATCGCCGCGATCTTGTACAGCGGCCAGTTCCATCCCTGACAGATCAAACCGTCATGCTCCGGCAGCGGAGGCATTTCCTCCAACGCCGCCGCTTCATCGACGGTGTAGGAATACAGGCAAGTCCCGTCGTAGTCGTAAAAATTGACTTCCTTCGGCGAAACCGACGGCATCGAACCCCCGCCCGACGGAATTGCGTTGATCGCCGACATGAACCCCTGTTCCGGTTCCCACAGGATTTTCGCCTGTGTGCCGGATTTCATCCGGATCGCATCCGCCGTCGCCGTCATCGCCCCGTCAAGCTGATCCGCGTCCACTACTTTTTTGGTTCCCATCAGTATGTGCCCCCTTCCCAAGTCGGCAGTTTTTCAAGCACACGGGTCACAAGCTCCATCTTATCATTTTCGGACAGTGCCGCCCGCCATGTCCCGTCGCCGTGAAGTACCGCGTCCTGCTGTCCGGCAGCCGGTGCAGGAACCGTGCCGCCTGTGCCGTCGTTTTCCGTATCCGCACCGTGCATTTCGCCGATCGGAGTTGTTGTCTGCGCGAGAGTAACTCCCTCGTTGGTGACTGTAAGCATATAACTCAGAATCGAAATGCCCACTTCATCCTCCACGGGCATAGAACCCGCGAAGATCATGGCACCTTCATCTGATACAAATAGGTTGCAGTATATAAAATCGTTAACCACTGCCACAACCGCGCCGGTCTGTGCCATTGCCGCAATCTCCGCCGGAGTGTGTGAACTGCTGTACGTCCCGTCACCGTTGTCCGTGATTGTTACAACCCCGCCCCCGCCGGATGAGCCGGAACCTGCGGAGTTCTGCACTATCGGCATAACCGTGATCTCTCCCGTGCCGGTGTGCAGTTCCGCCATCACCGCCTCGTTCCCGTCCTTGCCGGTGATTGTGCCTGCAAACCGGATGGTCTGACCACCAACGTCCACATTCATCGGCAATAGAACGCCTAACTTTGTCGGCACATCTTCGCTGTCAGACGGCGTAAACATCACCATCTGCACCTGTCCCGCCGCAAGCAGGGTATCCATGTCCGCACCTGTGGGATATACCACAGGTGCCTCCAGGAGGGAAGCCTGTTCGTCGGTGTACAGCACCGAAAAAATCACAACCCCCGCCGAGCCGCCGGAACCCCCGCCGGGAATCATCCCCGCAATTTCTTCTTTGTCGGCTTCGGTAAGGACATAATCGTTGCCGGGATCGCCTTTCGCGCCGGTTTTCCCGTTCCGCACATTCAGCGTTTTTCCGTCTGAGAAAGTGACAACGTTGCTCCCGCCGTCCTCCGTGGATTCCTGTACGTCGGTCACGGTGACGGATGTCCCGTCCGCGCCGGGTTCGCCGTCCTGTCCGGGCTGTCCGTCCTGTCCGTTGGTGATCGTCGCCGTCGTCGTGCCGTCCTTGTCTGTGATCGTGATAACCGCACCGTCGTCCGTCTGCTCAACCGAAGCCGACGGGCTGAATCCGTCCGCGCCGGGCTGTCCGGAACCACCGGATTCCATCGGCAGTGCGGCAGTTCCGTCCCACCAATAATCCGGTACATCCGATGCCCGGATATAAAGACTCTGCCCGACTTTCAGACGATCCCCGAATTCAGCAATGTATTGATCCATCTCTTCGATTGTATCAAACACAAGAGAAGATACAGTGTTCAGCGCAGCGATTGCTTGTGTGACGGCATAGCTGCTCGGGTAGTTGGTGGCAGAGTTGGACAGCGTGTTCTCACGGTTCTCCGTCATCTCCGGTTTTATAATTTTGACGTACCAGTCATCGTTGATGTTAACATGCGCTATCCGTATCGTCCCGAACTCGTTTACAGTGAAAAACACCGCGCCTTCAACTGTACAGGCTGCCATCGGCATTGTTCCTATATCAGGATGCCGCAGCAGAACATGTCTTTCTCTCCGATGTGCACTTCTGATTTCTGCGAACGTCGTCTGATCGTATGTTGCCAGAAACAACCGATATACATAATTCCCCAGTTCCGAACCAGCTTCTTCGGAAAATGCACCTACTTCGCTGGCAGTATAACTGGGTTTTGTTTTCTGCTTTGCCCAGGCAGGCACCGTCGGGTCGGTTTCTTGGGTAATCCCTCCGCTGCCCGGATTTGTCCACAAACGTCCGTTCGGATCGACACCGACCTCCTGAGTCATATCCTCAGCTTTCTGTACCGGTGACAGTTTTTCGGTAGCCAGTATCCGAATCTGTTCGGTGATGTAGGTCCATACATCCGGCTCCGGCGGCGGGATTTCGTCTTTCATCTTCTGTCGGATCGATTCCTCCAGAAAAATCTGACAGGGACGCGAGGTTGCCAGTATATCCTGCATGACCCCGACATTGATTACATGGGAGCCTCCCAGTTCAACATCGATATGGTTTTCTTCTGAGGGGTATGGAACAAAATGGCCGCGGCTGTCCGCGATGATATACGTCTTCAAGCCGTCCTGCCACTCGTTGTCAAACTCGAACGTCAGCCGGTACCGGTTATCTCTCACCGCTGTTCCTGTCATCGAAACTACCTTCGGCAGCTTGTCCGCTACCCGAATAAGGATTTCTTTCATCCCGTCCTCCCGGTCATTATCCGCCGTATCCGTTCAGATACCCGCGGTATTCTTCGATCTCCGCTTCCACTTCCGCAAGATCGGCGAGAATCAACACCCTCTCGTCTTCCGGAATCTCCATCTCCAGACGTCTGTAAAAATCACTCATCCGGAAATACAGTCCCCCCAGATGTGCCGCGTCGTCTGCACGGGATACCTTCTGTTCCACAACAGCCACTCTCTGACTGCCGCTGTAGCTTACACCCTTTACCGTTTCATTTTTCTTAGCCATTGTTTTCGTCCTCCGTTAATTCAAATTTCACCAGTGCTTCAAGTGCAATCATGTCTGCACAGGAAATCTTTATTTCTTCCGCATCTGTAATCACACACGGTTCTGCAATCTCCAGTTCCACTTCCAGTGCGCGCAGTTCCGTAAGCCCTTCTTCAAAAGCCGCACGTTCTGCCGTACTTTTCGGATACCAGCGATCCTGCCCGTCCTCATGCCGCCGTTCACAATGTTTCTTCAGGAGTGCATTGTAACGTTCTTCATAAAACTCCATGTGTTCGTCAGCCTTCCGGATAGCCTGCGTCAGGCGGAAAGCCGTCTTCAGCGGAAGTTCCTGTACTGCCAGTTTTCTCAGTGCCGCAGACGCATCTGCCAGCGTTCCGATTGTCGTGTTAATAGCCATATTGTTTCCCTTTCTGCCGACCGTTCAATAGATCAGCCCGTATGCCTTCAGTGCCGTAATCAGCGTCGCCACCGTTGCGGTGTTGGATACCGTCTGCCGCGCGACTGCCGTCTTTCCGAAAAAGCCCAGTTTGGAATATTGGTCATCACCGATATGGGTCTCTACGGAACCAATATACGCATAGTGCCAGTAATAAACGGAGGTGCCCAGATAGAACGGGTAGGACGTAGACGATGTATTCGGACAAAGCTGCCGCGAAGTCGTCGCCTGAATATAATAGGACGTACTCCCGCCGAGCTTCACCGCTTTTCCGGAAAAATCTGCGGAGGTACTTCCTGAACTTGAACCCGATGCCGTCAGTGCCGTACCGTTCAGATAAATCGCCGTAGCGTAAATTGTACTTACCGGTTTCGTGCTGGAACCGATATTGAAATACGATGAAGTCTTGTAATTCGGAATGATTCCGTTTGCGTCCATCACCCAATAATACGAACTTGTACCCAGATACAGCCCCCGGAACGGATAAACGGTCGAACCGAGGTAATATGCCGAAGAATTTCCCGGAATAAAATAGTTGGACGAATTCAGTGTCAGCCGGTTTGTGGTCGAACTTTCCGCATATACCGCCTTGATATCCGTCGCCTTCAAAGAACTGGAATCGGAGGCCGAGCCGGTTACACTTTTTCCGTCTACATATAGTGTATCGCAGTAAATGGCATCCACGGGATACACCGAACTGCCGATATAGAAAATTTTGCTCGAATCGTATGCCCGCAAAGTATACGTCCCGCTTTCGTAAACAAACGTCACATAAGCAGAAGTGACCCCTATCCGGATCGCAGTGCTTGCCATCATATCAATATAGCTGAAATTCGCAAAACTGCCTGTTGTAATTCCTGTGCCGCCGCCAATCGCCAGCGTGGAACCATAATAGTCGATGATATAATCTCCGTTGGAGGCCCGCAATTGCTTGAGATACAGGTCATCCGTCTGGATTTTCGATCCCTTGATCATCGTTGTTCCCGCCGCTACATAATCCGACGATTTCATGTACACCGTGCCGACAAGGGATATCGCGTCGGCCGAAAGTTTGATGCTGCTGCTGTCCGGATTTGTCACCAGCGTCAGCAGCGCACGCACGTTCGAACCGATGGTACCGCTCCCGTAAGCGGAAGTCAGCGAAATTTTTCCTTCCAACGGCGATACTGCTTGGGAAATTTCTGTCGTCACGGCTGTTTTCAAAGCATACCCAGACAAATCACTTTGCGTGAGGTAGGTTCCGGAACAGGCAGAAACAATCTTTACCTTCCCTGTTGAACTGTCAATATACTGCCCGATCGATGTGTTCAGGTTCGCCGTCTTGACATAGCCGGACATATCCGATTTCTTCTGATACGTCCCCGATACCGCCGAAACCACTTTTGCCTTTCCACTTTCCGTGTCGATATACGCACCGATTTCTGCAGAAAGTTCCGTCTTTTCCACATATCCGGAAACGTCCGGCAGATCGCCCTTCTTTGCGTAGTCTCCAAGAGTCCCTGTCAGACCGGCTTGTGTGACATAGGTACCGGAAACCGCTGAAACCACTTTCGCAGTCCCTGCCGCTGTGTCGATGTAGGACTCAATACCGGCCGACAAATCACTCTTCGCTACATAGTTTCCGAGAGCATCCGTCTTTACGAACGTCCCCGTCAGCTTGTTCACGATCTTCGCGGTACCGGATTCCGTGTCGATGTACGCGCCGATCTCTGCAGAAAGTTCCGCTTTCTTCGTGTACCCCATCAGCGCATCCGGTTCCACATACGTCCCCTTCAGTGCCGCAACAATAGATGCCCGTCCGCGTTCTTCGTTGATATATGTATCAATGCCTGCGGAAAGTTCGCTTTTCTTTACCGTGTCGCCAATCTCTTCGTCGATCTTGTCAAGCCTGCCGTTCGCTTCCTCGCTGTCCTCGATCACCTCCCTGTAACTGTCCAGAATATCCGGCACAAAATCCCCAACCTCCACCGAAACCGATGTGCAGTTGAACGGATTGTACGATATTCCGATAATTCTCCGCTGTGTGTTCGTGTTCAGCGGTGCGAAATCCAGTATAACTTCGTCACCGACACCAAAATCTCCCGGCTTCCATCCGGTGATTTCAAACGATTCGGTTCCGGTCTGCAGATCAACGTTCCGTGCAATGTCCGTGCACTGCATAAGTCCGATCAGCTTCCGCGGTTCCGTTCGCCCACGGTGCTTCACAATCCGTACCGTATGTCCGATATATTCGATTTCGCCGCCGGCCATTCCGCGGATCACAATCATCACCGCCCGCCGGTTTGTGTTCTCTTCTTTCAACTGGATCGTATCCGTGTACTCCGATGTTCCGGAAATCCCCGTACCGGAGAGAAGCGAAGCCAGAGCAGCCCCCGGAGTACCGCTGAATTCAAACAACGGCAGTTCGTCGTCCACCAGAGTCATCGTCTCCTGTTCGCAGGAAACCGTCAGCAGAAACTCTCCGTCCGCGGCACTGTACTGTACCTGTACCGCGCGGAAATACTGTCCCCGGAACTCGATCAGTGTATCTCCCGTGATCTCCGGGATCCTCTCCACTTTTGACGTAAAGGAAAGCGTAAGTTCCCCGGTAATCCGGTCGGAATACAGCGAATCAATCACCTGATCAATGGATACCGCCAGCACTCCGCCGTTGTAAATATTAATGCAGTCCTGCATGATACAAATCCACCACCTCCCCTATTTTTTGATTCCGTTTGTCCGCAGAACCGTCCGGTTCTGATTGTACTGCGTCCGTGATACCGACTGCGCGATCACCCGTCCGTCGAGCTGGATCACATTCGTGATTTCCATCGGCTGACCGTTCGCCGCACCGGAACTGGCCTGTGCCGCCATCCGTCCGATCTGCGCCATGCTGTTCCGGTATTGCGCCGCCGCATCGACCGCGAATCCCTCTCCGAACGACAGCTTCCCGATTTCCGCCTGTGCCGCACGAACACGATCCGCCACTTCCGGTGCAATGTCCAGCTGTGTGGATAACCTGTGTACCGCCGCGTCTACATCCGCCTCAGAACCTGCAATACCTCCGGCAAACCCTTCACCCCAGAACCGTCCGAGTGCAAACGCTTTCTTCGACGGGGAGGCAATCGCCGCTTCCGCTTTCATCGCACGTTCCGCCGCACGGGCCAGTTCCGCCCCTGCCGCTTCCGCACCGCTTTTTCCGTCCTCGATTCCTTCTGCGAAACCTCCCGCAAAGTCCTGACCTGCCCCACGGGCATCGTTGTTCTGTAATGCCCCCGAAGCCGTATCCATCAGTTCAACCGCAGATTCTTCTACAGCATCGCTGTTTTCGGTCATGCCGTCCGCATATCCTTCTGCAGTCGCTTTCCCGGCTTCGTGTGCTGTCTCGGCAGTCTGTCCGAGCTTTTCAACATACAGATCAAACGCTTCCTGTGTCGCCGCCAGTTCGGTTTCCGTGTTTTTCAGCGCATCCTGAATCCCTGTCTGGGATTCCGTGAGTTTTTCAAGTTCGTTTTTTGCCTGCTCCTCGGCGAGTTTCAGATCCACAAAGGATGGATTGGTATAGTCCAGAATCTTCTGAAGAAGACTTGTCCCTTCGCTGTATTCTTCCACTGCTCTCGCGGCTTCGTCGAGTTTTTCCTGTGCTTCACTGATTTTCTGGTTCGTGATATCCTGCTGAACTTCCAGCGCGGCCTGCTGTCCGCTGAGTTTTCCGAGGTATTGTTCAAATGCCTCCAGTTTCGCTGTCTTTTCTGCTTCCTCCGCGAACCTCTGCATCGACTCCCGTGTGAGATTGATTTTCTGCGTTACGCCGTCATACGTCAGTCCCAGTCCCGGGAGAAGCTTGTTCAGCCGATCGACAACACCCTGTATAATTGCCTCGTCCGCAGGTGTTTTTTCTGCCTCATCGGATAAAGCAACTACCTTCTCGATGAGCTTCTCGATCTCCTGCCGGTTCAGATCGACCGCGCCCATCTCCTGTTCATAGGCTTCCTTGCTTTTCTTGTATGCTTCAACAAGATTGTCGTTTTTATCAATGACTTCCTGTGCCGCTTCGGATACTGCCGTTGCATTGGTAACGTATGTCGTAACACCTGCCGCGATCCCTGTCAGTGCCGATACCCCGACCGCCGCAATCCCTCCGGCTGATCCGAACGCTGACAGTGCACCGGATACCAGCTTGATTCCCGTTGCAACAGTTGTCAGTCCGGCCAGACCGCCGAGCGCACCGCCGATCCCGGCCAGCGTGGATGCCAGTGCCGGACTGTCCGCCGCATCGTCCGAAAGCGTCTGCGTCAGTTCGGTCAGTTTCTCGATCACCGGCTCCAGCGTCGTCAGATAATCATCCCCGACCGCGATCAGCAGGTTATCCATGGAATTCTTCAGAATCTGCACCTTGCTTTCGGTCGTCTCAAAACGCTTCGCCGCCTCATCCGTCAGCGCGATGTTCTGATCCCACGCCTCATTTGCGATTCGCAGAGTCTCCGAGAGTAGTCCGTCCGACTGCGAAAGCGCAAGAATCGCATTGGACATCCGTACTTCGGTAAAACCAAGGTTCTCCAGCGTCTGGACAGCACTGCCGCCGTTTTCGTCAATGTCCTTCAGTCCTCCGAGAAAATCTTCGAGCGCGGATACGGAATTCTCGCCCCACGCCCTGATGAATTCTTCCGAGGTCTTTCCGGAAACCTCCGACAGGTTCTCGAGAAGTTCCCCCGCCTCAATGATGTTCCGAAGTTCGGTTGTACCGTATCCGGCGGCAAGTGCAACGTTTTTCAGATCATTGTTTTCCAGCCCCTTTGAGGTGCTGATGAGCTTCTCAAGCGATAAGCCGGTTCGTTCTTCTGCTTCGGCGAGTGCATCGTACCCGACCACCGCCGTTTCGATGTCCTTCATCAGCTTGGAAATCGCCGACCCGCCCGCTTCCGCTTCGATACCGACCGAAGACAATGCCGTCGCAATTGCGAACATCTCCGCTTCTGTCAGACCGAGTACTGAACCTGTCGACGCCAGTCTGGTCGTCATATTCATGATGTCCGCTTCTGTCGTCGCAAAGTTGTTGCCGAGTCCGACAAGCACGGAACCGAGCCGTCCGTAATCGCTTTCTTCCGTCCCTGCAATGTTCGCAAACTTTGCCAGAGCTTCTGCCGCCTCTTCCGCAGACAGGTTTGTCGCCGTGCCGAGCATGACCATCGTCTCGACAAATCCCAGCAGAGCTTCATTGGAAATACCAAGCTGTCCGGCAAGTTCCGCAACCCCCGCAATTTCCGTCGTAGATACCGGAATTTCTTCCGCCATCTGCCGGATATCTGCCGCAAGCTGTGTTTCTTCCTCCAGTGTCATGTCAACGGTCTTGAATACCCCGGTCATCGCCGATTCAAATTCCATCGACTTGTCAATGCACGCCTGCATTGCGTCCCAGACCTTCTCAAATGCCTGGTCGATGCCGGCAGCCGCAACAATCGATGCAACCGCATCCATGTTCTCTTCCGCTTTGCTCCGGAAATCCCCGAAGGCATCCCCGGTGTTCCGGATTTTGTCTTCCGATTCCTCAAATTCCGGTACCAGTGTCCCGCTCAGCATTCCGGAGGTCTCCTGCATCGCGGTCTTGGTCTTCAGCAGTTCCGATTTAGCGTCGTTGAGCTTGATTCTCCAGTCGGAAACCCCGCGCTGTGCCGCGTCATACTTCGCGTCATTGTCTGCAAGAGCCTTTTCAAGTTTTCCGTCTTCTTCCTGCAGGTTCTTGTAGGCATCCGATGCTTTCTGCCCGGCTTCCGCGAGCTTCGCCATCTCCTCGGCGTTCCGCTGGAGCTTGTCCCGCAGTTCCGCGCCTTTGTTCGCGTATTTCTCAGCGGCATCCTGCGCGTTTCCGAGTGCTTCTTCAATCTTCCCGACCTTTTCTGCCTGTTTACCGTACAGATCGGTTAGTGCCTTCAGCTTGTCTTGCAGTGCCGCCGAGGAATCTTCCTGCCCACGGTACTGTTCTGCAAGTAGTTTCAGTTCCGAGTTGGCTTCCTTGATTTCCCGATTAATGTTCTGAACCGCCTTCCGGTACTCATTTTCACCCTGTACCGCGAAGACGGTCGTCACGTTTCGTGTAGCCACTTATTCCTCCTCTCTCCGGTAACGGCTGTTAAACATCTCAAACACCAGCCCGATCCGGCACCGTCTGGCGTCCACCACAGACATCCCGCAGAGCGAAGCCATAATCAGAAAATCCGACAGCCTCAGTCCAACACCGTTTTTTTTTCATATTCCAGCAAACCTAAATCCACCGGTTCGTCCGAAGCCTTCGAGTTCTCCACCCGAAGCCCCGCAAGGACCGCTTCGTTTACTAAGGTCTTCACCTTCACGATGGAATCCGGCAGCATACACCGCCGTACATCCTCTTCCGTCAGCATCTCTGCCGCCGTATATCCCATGTATCTCCGGCAAAGCTCGCCCTCTCTGGCCAAAATCAAAAGACAGCCGACCGCCACTTCGTAAGCATCCCGCGTACCGGGACGGAGTTTTTCAAGAAAATCCGCCCCATACGCGCCCTGGATGTCGAAATATGCGTCGGCTGTATATACAAGCCAGTATTCGCGTCCGCCAAGCCTGCATTTACAGCCGCCCGTCATAGTTCACGCCTCCTTACGCCGTAACGCCGAGCTGTTCCTTGACCCATGCAAGAGCCTCGTCTGCCGTGGCGAAAATCTCTTCGATCTTCCATTCCTGCGCCGTGGTCTTCGTCGCATAGGCGATCAGCTTGGTCTGTTCGCCGTTGAAGGTGACGTTTTCGCCCTTCGTGTCGTACGTCATGCCGGTCAGCGACGCCTTCACACGGGGATAGAACACACCTTCGTAGTATTTCGTACCGTTGTCCTGAAGCACGCGGTAGAACGCAAATCCGCCCATCGGCGGGTTGTCGCCTGCGCCGTAGGTAATGCGGTTTCCGTCCAGCTTCGCGCCGTACAGCGCCGCCTTCAGCGTGTTGGGAACACCCTTGTTGTCAAACGTGATTTCGCAGTATTTGAATTCGTCCGCCGATTCGGACAGCGCGTCGTTGGAATAAAACTGCGATTCCGCCTTCTGCAGGTTTTCCGTTACCTTCACAAATTCCGAGAATTCCGTGCCGCCCTCATAAGTCGGCATCGCCCCGGTTTCGTCCGTCGCAACCTTCGCCCAGTACGGGAACGTCGCGCCCATGGTTGTTTTTCTTACACTGTTCAGTGCAGGATTGGTTTCAGCCATATATACCTCCCCTAAATCATTTTTTCTTTCTTCAGCCAGTCGTCAAATACCTTTTCGGCATTGTCGAAGGCCGCTTCTGCTTTTTCGTCAATCGCTCTCTGCACAAACGGTCTCGCGGGATTCCCCCGGTTCCCGTATTCGTTCACAAAAGCAATCTCCGCGTTTCTGGTACCGTTCGGATGATATTTATCATCCCTCCGGATACCGCGGAACGTCAGCGCGATCTGCCGCTGTCCGTTCCCTTTTCTCCCGCCCCAGTTCGCGGGCTTTTTCCGGTAAAGGGCACGGGACGTGTCGCCGACCGCATACGGACCGCGCAGCATGGATGCCGCATTATCCGCAATGGCAGGTTCGATCACATCCGCCTCGGCGGTCAGCATCTCGTCGATCACATCCACCGGAATCTCGTCAATGTACTCCTGTATCCGGTCGGACGATGTTCCGCCCGCAAGCGTCTTCGTCGTCACCTTAGCCACCGTATACCTCCGTTTCCACCGCTCCGGCTACCGTAAACTCATAGATATACTGCTGCCATCCGTCGTCCGTCGCGTTCTCGCAGGCGGGATATTCCCCGAACGCCCGCCAGATCGCCAGCCGGACCGCGTCCCGCTCGGCATCCGCGTTCACCCGGTTCTTCGCCCAGAGCGTCACCGTCACCCGCCACGCCTTCGCCGTCGGCCGGTCATTCGCGTAGACGATTCCCCGGCCGTAATGGGAAAAGGTCAGATACTTCGGCAGATCGTTCCCTGTGTATACCCCTTCCCAGACGTCTGGCAAAACGGTTTCCAGAGCCGCGACCAGAAGCTCGTTCAGCTCCCCATCGGTGCGCGGCATCATAACGCCGCCGCCTTCCGCTGTACCGTGAATTCCAGCCACATCCGGTTCGGCGACGGCACCGGAGCGGCGACAACATCCCACGGTTCTCCGGTGTCACCGATCCGCCGGATACGGCAGACCGCACCGACCCGCTTGTTGTTCCGGATCGTCACCGTCGCGGATTCCACCGCCGCCACATGGTCGTGATCCACCGTGTCGGCAACCCGCACGGTCGTCCGCCATTTCGCCGGAAGCGATACCCTCTCCCCGAAGAGAGGCTTCCACGTCACCGTTTTACCGCCCCTCCCGGTTTTCTGCGTGTCGGGAACCTCCACGACGATCCGGGAAGTCAGTTCCCCCGCATAAACATTGTTTGTTGCCATCAGAACCACCCCTCTGATTCCAGCGCGATACGCATCCGCGTCATCATGCGCTGTGTGTACTGATCGCCGGTGTAGGACTGCACGGAGGACTGGAAGTTCCGGTTTTCATAATAGTGCCCGGCGAGCGCGTAGATGTACAGTTCAAGCAGACGGTTTCCTTCTTCGTCGAGCTTGTCCACCGGAATCCCGCACCCTTTGGCCGCCCAGATCGCACCTTCGTAACACAGCAAAGCGTTCTGCTCTTCCTCCGGAATCGCCAGCGTCGCTTCGTCGATCTTCGCGTATGCGCAGAATACATCAAAATTCAGCATCCTCCGCGCCTCCTGTTACTACGTTTTACTGTCTCGCCGCCAGCGTGACGAACGGCGAACGGGTGAGCGTGGAATTCTTGATCTTCAGCGGCGCGTCAACCTTCGGTTTGCCGTTGCAGCGGTAGATCACACGGAAGCAATGCTGAGCCGTGAGGAACTCGACGTGCATGGACCAGTCCTGCTTCACGGAACCCTTCTTGACGAGCAGATACTTCATCGGGTCACACAGCATGATGTCCCCCTTCGTGCCGAGCGCGGACATGTGGTCGGTATAGATTACCGGACGTCCGAGAACCTTCTGGAACGGAGTATCGCGCAGACCGCCTTCCGGCATCCAGATAGATTCGCCGTTGAAAGTCAGCTTCTGAAGCTGAAGTTCCGCGTCCGGATGAGCAAGCCATACCAGACGGCTGCGGTATTCGTGGAGTGTTCTCTGCCACATACCGAAAATGTTGTCCGCCGTGATCGTGCCGGCACCCTGATCGGCAGCTTTCGCCACTTCAATCGTCGCCGTGGAATTCAGCATACCGAGCGGTTTCTTTTCGCCGTCGCCGCTGATGATCGCTCCAG